ATATAAACCTTCTAATCATAAAAAATATTTGGGAAACCCAAGTAATATTATTTATAGGTCATTATGGGAAAGAAAGTTCATGGTCTATTGTGACCAAAGTGCTCACATTCTTGAATGGGCTTCTGAAGAAATATCTATACCCTATGTATCTCCAATTGATAGGAGGAGACATAAGTATTATCCCGACTTCTATATCAAATATCAAACAAAAGAAGGAAGAATAAAAAAATCATTAATCGAAATAAAACCAAAGAAACAAACTCAGAAACCAACAAACAAAAAAACAAAGAGTTATATTACTGAGAGTAAAACGTGGGTTGTCAATCAAGCAAAGTGGGCTGCAGCAGAAGAGTTTTGTAAAGATAATCGTTGGGAGTTCAAAATTATGACTGAAGATGATTTGGGAATCAAGTATAAATAACAAAAAAGACTAAAAGATATGTCCAGAAGGGCACAGGTTAAAAAATTATCACAACAAAGACTAACTCAAAGGTTAGATGCTAGGGACACTTCTCAGCGGTCTGCCAACATGTCCAGTCTTGGATCAGATTATAAACGTCAAGAAATGCTTGCTGCTCAACAGGCAAGGGCTCATCAAATAAGAAACGGTCAAGTTCCAACCCATGGTGTTCCTATTGGTGGCGGAAACAGTGCAAATGCAATCAATGTACCCCCTGCTGGTGGCCAAGGAACAAAACCCGGATCGTCAAAAGATGATACTGCGAGAAAAATTACAAATCCTCCTCGTCAATCAGAACCACCTCTAAAGTATCCAGAAGGTCTTGGAAAATTTCTTGAAGGTGGAAATAGAATTGGTCAGGACATGATTAAGTTCAGTGCCTTAGAATATAAACCAGTTGGAAATAGTTTAATATCTCCTTCAGGAAAAGCTTCTGAAAGATTTTTAGAACCAGATGGAAGTCAAAAAAGTCTTATAGATATCTACCTTCCAATACCTCAAGATATAAACTCGGCAAACACTGCAGGATGGAGCGACAGAGATTTTAGCGCAGTTTATGCTGCTCTGTTCAGAGTATCAAAAGGTATAGGAGAAGCTGGTGCTGGAACCAATACTGTTGACGGTGTAAGACAAGAAGTTGCTACAGCACTTCAAGAATCTGGTTTGATGGGAAAAGAAGGTCTTGACCTTATTATGACAAAAGTTGGGTCATCAGCTGCAAATGCTTTGACCGGTGCTGGTGTTGGATTGGATGATATTTTGTCAAGGCAGGCTGGAGTTATTGTTAATCCTAACAAAGAGCTTCTTTTTAATTCAGTTTCTCTCAGAGAATTTGGATTTAGTTTTGTATTTACTGCAAGAAGTCAAGAAGAGGCCAATGAAATAAAAAAAATTATTCATGCATTTAAAAAATACTCTGCACCAAAAACTGGCTCAGTTGGATTTTTCTTAGCATCTCCAGATGTGTTTCAAATATCATATCTACATGGAGGAAACCAACCCCACCCATTCTTGAATAGATTTAAGGTAGCTGCTCTTAAGAGTGTGAATGTTAATTATACTGGAAGTAGCACTTACTCTACATATACTGATGGCACGCCAACACATATTATTATGTCTTTATCATTCTCTGAGATTGAACCAGTATACTATGAAGACTTTATGGATGAAAAAGGAATGTCAGGAACAGGATACTAATCATGGCATATTATTTCAGAAGGATACCAAATTTTACTACCTCATCAAGGTTGAATAACAGAAGTTCAAATCTTGATACCACAGAAGTAAAAAATATTTTCAGAAGATTCAAGTTAAGAGATGATATTGCATCAGACTTTGCTGCTTTTGAACAATATAATATTAAAGGTGACGAAAGACCTGACCAAGTTGCTGATCTTTTCTATGATGATCCAACTTTAGACTGGGTAATTCTCACAACAAATAATATTATTGATCAAAGGTATTCTTGGCCTATGTCTGATTATGAATTATATGAATATGCTTATAAAAAATATGGTGAAGATATCCATGCGATTAAACATTATGAAACTTATGAAATCGTAGATTCTTCAGATACAGAAAGAGTTGTTCTTGATGCTGGATTAATCGTTGATAGAAACTTTACTTTCAAGTTTTACAATCCAACCACACAAAGTTATTCTGAATTGTCTAATGAGTTTGTTGCAAAACCAATTACAAACTGGGAGTATGAAACTAGACTTAACGATGAAAAGAGAACAATTGTAATTCTTAGAAGAGTATACCTTGATAGAGCAATTCTTGATAGCATAAGAGAGCTCAGATATAAAAAATCTTCAGATTACATAAGTAGTAACCTGAAGAAATCTTCTAATATTAGATTAGGTTTCTAGACTCAATCTTCAGCAAGTTTCTGGAAATAAGAGAGAGCATCATCTTCATCTTCATCCCGCTTTGTAGGGGTAAGATTATTCAGTTGCTCTTTGATATCAGAGGGAAGTTCACCAGTCTGTGCTGCTTGATTGAAGTTGGGTGAGAAAGAACCACGACCTTCGCTCTCATCTTCAAGTTCTTCATCATAACGAGGACGTGAAGACTTTTGTCCTAGAACCATCTTCAATCGTGTTTGAAGTTGCTCATAAGTTTTGAACTGATCTTCTGCGGTGATTGCTGTAAGGGAATACTGTTTCTTCCAGATGGCTTCAAGAGCATCATCGTCATCCAGGAGTGGTGCAACGCGATCAAATTCTGAGGAGTCATAGTTCCAATAACCAGCGACTTTTTTCAGTTTCAGTTTAAAGTTAGCACCCTGCCAGAAGTCAAAAGGATTGATTGCTTCTTCATCTTCAAACTCAGGTTGCATGGATTCCATGATCTTATCAAAGATCTTTTTGCCGAACTTGTAGAGAAAGACTTTGCCTTCGTTCTGTGGGTTTGCTTTATCCTGAACTACATAGATGTTACTATAGTAGGACAGTTTACGTTTTTGCTTACGGACAGTTTCTTTATCGGCCTCATTGCCGCTGTTCCAGAGTTCACGGTTGTACTCGCCGAGAGGATCTTTCTGACCAATAGTAGTCAGAGAGTTTTCAATGTACCAACCACCAGGGCCTTGGAAGGCATGGGAGTACATCTTTGCCCAGGGGAGTTCTTCTCCATCTGAAGCAGGGAGGAAACGGATGACGGCATAACCATTGCCGGTCTTGTCCATTTCAGGTTTCCAGAGACGGTCATCTCCACCACCGCTAGTATTATTCATTTTCTCCACTTCCTTGACCAGTTTAGAAGTCAGGGAACCAAGAGAGGATTGCTTTTTAAGATTTGAGAAAGACATAGGATTCGTTAGATTTGTACGTATTTGGCTTGTGGGTGTACTTTGACACTATAGTTCTTTTTCTAGGACTCGTCAAGTGCTTTACGCATTGTTTCGATTGACTTGGACATTTGCTCCAAGATGACAACAATATTTTTATCTGAGTCGAGACCCATCATTGAGGCAGAGTCAATGATTCTCTGCTTCAGTTTTTGGGCCTCGGGATCATCAGATAAACTCAACCTAGTATAAAGAACTTTTTGTTTTTCTAAGAGGCGAGATAGAAGATCGATATGTTTGATTTTATCTTCCTTAGTCATAGAGTAAAAAGAAAACATGCTGGTATAAACTTCTTGTTGAAGTTGACCAACTTCTGTCATCTCTGCTCGGACTACTTCGGAATCAAAAAAACTCATTCTTCTTCAGTCTCATCATCATCGTCATCATCATCTTCTTCAACTACTTCATCAACAATTTCTTCAACTGATTTGGATTCTTCAATTTGCTCAAGAACATCAATCGCACCAGCAACTCTCAAAAGAGTATTTGATATTGACTGCATTTGAACATTAAGTTCTTGCATATTTTTTTCAAGTTCTTCTTTTCTTCCTTTCAAAGTTTCAAGAACTCTATCGTTTTCAAGTGCCATAAACAACCTCTTTTAGAATTTTTTTGTATCGGAATACATCGATATTTAGGAATGGAGAATACTTTCGCATTCTCATACTTACGGTTTCCCACACCGGGTCTTGCAACCTTTTGTCAAAGTTAGATCTGAATCCAAGAATTTTATCAAGTATTATAAGAGTTTCGATTGAGAGATCACCAGCCAAATATTTTTTAAGTATTGGTGGGTGGCCACTCACCCTTGCAAATATAGAATCTAAATTAGAATTTGCAAGAACTTTTTCAACTTCTTCTCTGAAGACATAAGAGAGAGACTGATTTCTTTTCTTCCATGAAGTATATCGGTCTTCACCCTCTCGTATCATTTCACCAATCCAAAGTTTACTTGGATCGGTACAAGTAATAAAATTTGAGACAAAAAAATCGACGACTTCCTTGTCGTCTTTTTGTCGAGCTAGTTTTTCAAACCAAAAGCGATCTTTACGCTTATAGAATGATTGGACTGTTGCTCTACTCTTTCCACAATACTTA